CAAAACCTTACCAGTTGGGTCAACTGGGTTAATTCTTAGGGAAACCTATGTCAGAAGTCGCAGAAAGACTTGCCGCCAATGTGGTGACAAGTGAAAATTTAGCTGAATTTAATGCCAAGAGAATGGGTTTAGCTGATCCATCCCCAAGCGAGGCTGTCGAACAGGCAGAGCCGCAAGAGGTTGATCAAGGACAGAGTGAACCAACTGAGGTAGAGAACGAAGCGACAGCAACAGAGGATCGAAAACAAAATCCCAAGCTGGAAAGACGGTTTTCAGAAATAACTAAGCAACGCGAAGCAGCACGGGAAGAAGCCCGTAGGGAACGCGAGCAAAGGGAAAGTCTGGAAGCAAAGGTTAGGGAACTGGAAGCGAAAGCGCAGCCTAAAACTGAGCCAGTAGTTGAATCAGAACCTTTGCCAGAGCAGTTCACCGATATGTATGAATACGCCAAGGCGTTAACAGACTACCGTGTGGAACAGCGATTGCAGGAAGAAAAGCAAAAGGAAGTGCAGGCAAAAGCCGCCGCCGAACACGCCAAGTTAATTGACACTTGGGGTCAACGGGTCAAGGAAGCTAAAGCCGAAATGCCAGACTTTGATGACATGATCAATTCCACAGACGTTACGGTCAGTAACGAAGTGCGGGACGCGATCTTTGAATCCGAGGTTGGCCCACGCATCCTGTATCACCTTGCTGAAAATCCTGATTTTGCTGTAAAGCTGCAAGGCATGACCTTGACCGCCGCCTTGAGAGCAATAGGGAAATTGGAAGCCCAGTACGAAAAGACTGAGCCACAGACAAAGACTGTTGTTGGGAAAAGTAAAGCACCAGCGCCGATCAATCCAATCCGATCAGCAGCCAACGGGCGTGATGTAAACCTGACCAGTGATGGTCAATTTCATGGTTCATATCAGGCTTGGAGAGCAGCACGATTGGCTGGAAAGATCCGCTAAACCCATTCTTTTAAGGAAATAACATGGCAAATAATTTATTGACTATTTCAATGATCACCAATGAAGCATTGATGGTTTTAGAAAACGAGTTGACCTTTTCAAGCGAGGTCGAGAGAAATTACGATGACCAATTTGCCGTGACCGGCGCAAAAATTGGCGCAACTTTGAACGTCCGCAAACCCGGCCGCTTTATCGGCACAACAGGGCCTGCTTTGAACGTTGAAGATTTCAACGAAACATCTGTGCCTGTAACCTTAAGTACCCAATTTCATGTGGATACGCAGTTTACAAGCCAAGATTTAGCACTTTCGTTGGATATGTTCAGTGACCGTGTGTTGAAGCCTGCTGTTGCAGCTATTGCCAACAAGATCGACTTTGACGGTCTGACAATGGCAAAAAACAACACCGCCAACATTGTCGGCACTGCTGGCACACCCCCAACTGGCTTGATCACATACCTGACCGCTGGCGCGTATCTGGACAGCGAGGGCGCACCCCGTGACGGTCGCCGTTCATGTATCGTTGAGCCGTTCACAGGCGCAACCATTGTGGACAGCTTGAAAGGTTTGTTTGTTCCATCAGACAAAATTGCGGCTCAATACAGCAAAGGCATGATGGGCCGAGATTCCGCGGGGATGTCGTGGAAAATGGACCAAAACGTTGTGGCGCAAACATTCGGTTCTTACAGCACCGCTACTTTGTCTTGCGCCACCACAACAGCAACTGGTTTCTTGACCAGCGGCTGGGCATCAACTTCCACCATTGCATTGACCGCAGCCACAGCTAGTGCTAGCTTGAAACAAGGTGACGTGATTACGATTGCTAACATTTACGCAGTCAACCCACAGAACCGTCAAGCCTACGGCAGCAACCGTTTGCGTAACTTTGTGGTGACCGCCCCTGTGACCGTGTCAACTTCTGGCACAACTTCTGTGACCGTAAGCCCCGCCATCATCACTGCTGGTCAGTTCCAAAACGTTAACTTGGCTTCCACCAGCGCATCCGCTGTTGTGACTCCATTTAATAACACTGGCACAGTATCTCCACAGAATATTGTAATGCATAAGAATGCATTTACATTAGCCTGTGCCGATCTCGAGCTGCCGGACGGAGTCCATTTTGCTGGTCGCGCAAGCGATAAGGAATTGGGTCTTTCCATGCGTGTTGTCCGGCAATACACGATCAACAACGATTCGATTCCGACTCGCGTTGATGTGCTGTATGGCTGGGCGCCACTGTACCCAGAACTTGCCTGCCGCGTTGCAGCCTAAAGGTTAATGGGGGCGTAAAACACCCCCGTTTCATTAAACAATTTTTAAGGAAAACATATCATGGCAAATCCCGGCGCAGCATCAACACAAACGATTCACCCATCGCAGTTATCCACGAACCAAGCAGTTCGCCTCTTGGCTTACGCTAATAACGTGCCAATTTCTGCAACTGGTGACGCAGCCGTTACCCTCCCAGTGTTTAACACTGCCTCCTACAACGTTCAGTATGTAGCTATCACCAATGCCAGCGTAGACGTTAGCGGCGGCGCATTGGCTATTTGGACTGCGCCAGCAGGCACAGGCACTGAGATTGTGACCAACGCATCTTTGACTAGCAATACCAGTTCAACCTATGTCACCAACGCAACCGTGGTTGCTGGTACTAAGGCAACTCGATTGACCGCCCAAACCTTATATGTCAAGGTTGGTACAGCAGTTGCTGGCGGCACTGTGGACATTTTTGTTTACGGTTACGATTTCTCCGAGTTTTAATCGGGAATGAGTTAGGAGAAGCCATCCTCAAAAGGGGTGGCTTTTTCTATTTGTACGCCTATAATTAACCAACTTTTGAAGGACTGAAAATGGTCAATGTCTCAGTTATGCGCCTATCAGGTCGCACTTATGCCCTAGATTTAACAACTTCAGCAAGTTCTGCATTGTTGATTGACTCCACCACAAATGACCAAACCAATTATGTTCATTTGCTCAACACTGGCACAGGTGTAGCTGCGGTGGAATTAGCGAATTCAAGCACTGTTCCTACCCCTAGCATTGCCACAACTGGCAACAAAGGTTCTTATGTATTGCCTGCCGCAATGAATTACCCTTTGATTATTGCAGCGCCAAAAGCGCCGTTTTACATTAGGGCTATCAGTTCGGGTACAAATACACTTTACATTACAGCCGCACAAGCGGGTTAAAAGGGGGTTGGAATGTCCAACGAAGCCGCCGTTACGTCAACGACTAACATTGTTCCTGTACAGGGCATTTTCCAACCAGCCCCAACATTTGACCTGATTTCATTGATTGGGCCTGCGGGTACGCCGTTTTATGCGTCAATTTCGCCTAATCAATCAGGTTTGCACATCACAAACAGCACAATTGATAGCACCACAATTGGGGCAACAAGCCCATCCACAGCGGCTTTCACTTCAGGCACGGTGGCGGCAACCCCAACAGCGGCAACTGATATTGCCAACAAACAATATGTGGACTATTACGCCGCAGGATTAAGCTGGAAAGCACCCGTGACCGTAGCATCTACGGCAAATATCACCAGTTTGTCAGGTTTGCAAACAATTGACACGATTACATTGGTGGCTGGTGATACTGTTTTGGTAAAAAACCAATCAACAGCGGCAAACAATGGCATTTATGTGGTTTCGTCAGGCGCATGGTCAAGAAGCCCCGGCGCGGATGTGTGGACAGAATTCCTTGGCGCAATTACTTTTGTGCTCGAAGGTTCACAGGCTGGGTCGGCTTGGTACTGTACGGCGCAGCCCGGTGGCACTTTAGGCACAACCGCCATCAATTGGTCTAATTTCTCTGTTTCTTCCACCTACACCGCAGGCACTGGCTTGACGTTGGCGGGGACTCAATTCAGCATCACAAATACCGCTGTCACTGCTGCGGCTTATGGTTCAGCAACCCAAGTTGGCACATTCACAGTCAACGCCCAAGGTCAATTAACTTTGGCGGGAAACACCACTATTACCCCCGCTGTCGGGTCAATTACTGGTTTAGCTACTGGTGTAGCCACTTGGCTTGCAACGCCAACTAGCGCCAATTTGTTGGCGGCGGTAAGTGATGAAACAGGGACTGGATCATTGGTATTTGCCACATCACCGACTTTGGTAACCCCTATTTTGGGAACACCCCAATCTGGTAATTTTTCCACTGGCACATTCACTTGGCCTACTTTCAACCAAAACACATCAGGAAATGCGGCTACGGCTACATTGGCAACAACAGCAACTAATCTTGCGGGTGGTGCGGCTGGGTCTGTTCCATATCAAAGCGCAGCGGGTACAACCGCAATGCTTGGAATTGGTTCAAATGGGCAAGTTTTAACTTTAGCCGCAGGCGTTCCATCTTGGGCTACACCAACAACTGGAACTGTCACTTCTGTTGGGCAAAGTTTTACAGGAGGTTTGATTTCTGTTACTGGTTCTCCTGTAACTTCATCTGGCACTTTGGCTTTAACTGTGGCTGGAACATCAGGTGGCATTCCATATTTTTCAAGCGCATCGACATGGGCTTCATCAGGCGCTTTGACGCAATATGGTGTTGTTTATGGTGGTGGCGCGGCTGGCGCACCAGTAGCAACTGCCGCAGGAACAACTGGTCAAATTTTGATTGGCAACACTAGCGCCGCGCCATCATGGGCGGCTTTGTCTAGTTCTGCTGTAACCAGCATTACATTTGGAACAACTGGTTTAACCCCATCCACAGCCACACAAGGCGCAGTTACCGTTGCTGGCACTTTGGTAGTTGGCAACGGCGGCACTGGTGTTGCGACTTTAACTGGATTGGCTTATGGAAACGGCACAAGTGCATTCACAGCGGCAACCGCAGCGCAAGTAGTTTCTGTTATTGGGTCAACTGCTGTAACCAACGCAACAAATGCAACAAATGCAACAAACACAGCAATCACTGACGATACGACCACCGCAAGTGCTGTTTACCCCACATGGGTGACAACAACCACAGGAAATTTGCCGCAAAAAACGTCATCTACCAAGTTTTCATTTATTCCGTCAACTGGATATTTGACTGTTACAGGATTAACAAGCCCAATCATCAACAATCCAACAGTTACAAACTATGTTGAAAGCGTGGTTGCAATTGGTACGGTTACAACCACAAACACCTTATCTTTGACCAATGGCACAGTTCAAACTGCCACATTGACAGCATCAACTGCTTGCACATTCACAATGCCAACTGCTACGGCTGGCAAATCTTTTGTGTTGCTGCTTAAACAAGCTGCCGCCACAGGAAATGGAACGGCAACATTTACTTCTGTGAAATGGTCAAGTGCTGGCACACCAACAGTTACAGCAACAGCAGGGAAAATGGATATTTTTACTTTTGTTGCTGATGGCACAAATTGGTATGGTTCTGTTGCACAAGGATACACACCTTAATGTTTGCTGCTAAAAATTTCTTTTTCACTAACGAAGCAAGAACTCCTATTAGCGCCGATTATCTTTTGGTTGCTGGCGGTGGTGGTGGCGGCGGCTTTGGTGGCGGCGGTGGCGGCGGTGGCGTGTTGTCAGGTACAACATCACTTTTTAGGCAAACATATTCGGTTACTGTTGGTGGTGGTGGTTCAGCTGGCGGAACAAATAGCGATGGAGGTAATGGTAATAACTCAGTATTTGGATCTTTAACAGCGGCTGTTGGCGGTGGCGGTGGCGGCGGCAATACTACAAATGGAAAAACTGGCGGTTCTGGAGGTGGTGGTTCAAGAACTGGAACAGGCGGTTCTGGTACATCAGGGCAAGGCTATGCTGGCGGCGCTGGCGCAACAAATGGGGCAACTTATTTTAACGCTGGTGGTGGTGGCGGTGGTAGTGCTGTGGGTGGAAATGCTATTGCGGTGGCGGGTAATACGCAGGGTGGCGGCACTGGTGGCGCTGGTTATACATGGTCTGTGAACAGCACTGTTTACGCTGGCGGTGGTGGTGGCGGCGGCTTTGGCGCTAATGGAGGCCCCGGCGGTTCTGGGGGCGGCGGCAGAGGTGGTAATGACTATGGCGCATTAGCGCCAGTTGCTGGAACTAATGGTCTTGGTGGCGGTGGTGGCGGGGGATTGAATGGCGGTTCTGGCGCAATTGGCGGCGATGGCGTGGTAATTATTCGCTATGCGGGTAGCCAAGTATTTAATGGCGGCACAGTAACATCGCCCAGCGGTAATACTCAACACACATTCACCACTAGCGGTTCTTTAACCCCAATTTAAGGAAAACAATGTCACATTTTGCAAAAGTAGAAAATGGAATTGTTGCCCAAGTCATTGTCGCCGAGCAAGATGTTATTGACTCAGGATTGTTTGGCGATGGTTGGATACAGACTTCATGCGACACATTTGGCGGTCAGCATATCAGTGGCGGTGTTCCATTGCGTAAAAATTATGCTGGGATTGGATATACATACGATAGCCAGCGTGATGCGTTTATACCGCCGCAACCATATCCAAGCTGGACGCTAAACGAAAATACTTGTCTTTGGGATTGTCCTGTGACAATGCCAGAACAAGGTGGGCCATTTATTTGGAACGAACAAACACAAACATGGGATGCAATAACATGACCACATTTGAATGGAAAATTCTCCAAACAAGTTCTATTGGAGAAGAATTAATTAGCGTTCATTATTTGGTAACCGCTAAAGATGAAACGCATGAAGTTCAAAGCCAAGGTCATGCAGACGTTGCAGGAAAAATTACAATTCCATATTCTGAAATTAGGGAAACTACCATAATTTCTTGTCTTGAAGAAATGTATATGCAAGATGATTCAAAATCCCTAAAATCTCAATTACAAGAGCAATTGGACTACCTAAAAAACGCCATAAACACTGATGTTCCTTGGAAAGATCAGATTTTCAGCGTTAATTTATAAGAAAATGCCATGACAACTCCATACGACATTATCACTAGATCGTTAAAAGACATTGGGGCTTTGGAGGCTGGCGAATCCCCAACAGCAGACGCATCGCAAGACGCATTTGATATGCTGAACGACATGACCGCGCAATGGTCAAACGAAAACATGATGGTTTTCTACAAAACCGAAATTATTTTTCAAACCGTTCAAAATACCGTGCAATACACGCTTGGCCCGTCTGGGTCGGTGGGCGCATCTTTCACAGGTTCAATCTCAGGGACAACCCTAACAGTTCCTGTTGATGGTGTGATCAGTGGCGCAATCACAATGGGCATGACCATCAGCGGCACAGGAATCACCGCAGGCACAACCATTGTGGGATTTGGCACAGGCGCAGGCGGCAATGTCAATGAGGGCGGCACATACACTGTCAGCAAATCTCAAACAGCGGCAAGCACCACAATCACTGCCTACTATGAACGCCCTTTGACCATTGAATCAGCGTTTGTTCGCGTGGCTACCCAGCAAGGTGGGTCTAGTGTGGCTGGCGGCTATTTGGATTATCCAGTGGCAATTCTCAGTTTAGAAGAATATGAATCGCTGGGCATCAAGCAGTTAAACGGCCCGTGGGCAAAGATGGTTTATTACCAGCCAAGCGAGACATTGGGAACGCTGTATGTTTTCCCAAACCCGTCATCTGGTGAATTGCACTTGTTTGCAAATACCATGTTCCGTACATTCAATTCGTTGTACGACACAATAACGCTGCCACAAGGCTATAACATGGCGCTGCGGTGGTGTTTGGCTGAACGTCTGATGCCAATGTATGGCAAGGCTTCACCAACTCAAATTCAAATGATCAATTCATTTGCTGGGAATGCCAAAGCCATCATTAAACGAACCAATATGAAGCCTGCACAAGTGGCAAGGTATCCTGATGCCCTTATGGTTGGAAAAGCAAAAGACGCTGGATTTATCATGGACGGGGGCTTTAGATAATGGCAGACTTTGGCTTTGTCGGCCCATCCTACGAAGCGCCAAGCATCTACCAAGATGCCCAAGAGTGCATCAATTGGTTTGCTGAAATTGACCCATTGAAACAACAGGGCGAAAGGGGCGTGGTGGCGCTGTACCCAACGCCGGGGCTGTCCTCTTTGCTGCTTTTCCAAAACCAACAAGAAGTGCGCGGCATGACCACCTTATCAGGTGGCGATGTAATGGTGGCGGTTTGTGGCCCTTATGTTTACGCAATTACAAGCAGTTTTGTGTCAACTTTGGTGGGTCAGCTAAACTCTACCACTGGGCGAGTAGGCATTACCGACAACGGCGTTAACGTGTACATTGTTGATGGGGTTTATCGTTACACATGGCGAATTTCTTCCCCATCTAGTGCGGTTTTTACGGGATCAACCAGCGGAACTACTTTAACCGTATCAGCTATTACTAGCGGCGCTTTAGCCGTTGGTCAGGTGCTATTTGGTGTTGGCGTAACACAAGAAACTGTTATTACGGCATTGGGAACTGGTACAGGCGGCGTGGGTACATACACAATCAATTTGTCCCAAACCATTGCTAGTGAACGCATGAATTCAGCAACTGCTGGGGCAATTGTTACGGGATCAATTTCGACAACAACTTTGACGGTGACTGCGGTTACAAGCGGCACATTGGCTTTGGGTATGACTATCCAAGGCGCAGGCGTGACTGCAAACACTATCATTACAGCTTATGGCACAGGATCAGGTGGCGCTGGCACATATACAGTCAACAATTCACAAACGATTGCTTCTAGAACGCTATATGGTTTGAATTGGTCTGTTTTGCCAAGCACTGATGGTGCGTTTACTGGCGGCACAAACGTGGATATTGTTGATAACTTTTTTGTGTACAACAACCCCGGCACACAACAATTTGGCGCTACTGCGGTTCTGTCGCCCATTTCTGCTGCAACAAGTTTTTCAAGCAAAGATGGCGCACCTGACGATTTGGTGACCTTAATTGTTGACCACCGTGAAATTTATTTGTTGGGTGAGACTTCTAGCGAAGTTTGGGTAGATCAGGGTACAAGCCCATTTCCGTTCCAGCGCATCCCCGGCACTTCCACCCAACACGGCATTGTTGCCCCGTTCAGCATGGCTCGACTTGGCAATTCATTTGCGTATTTGTCTAAAAACAATCGCGGCACAGCACAGATCGTCCAAATGAATGGCTATGTCCCGCAAAGAATTTCAACCCATGCGGTGGAAAATAGCCTAACCAATCAAACCATTACTGATGCGGTGGCTTGGACTTATCAATTAGAGGGACACGAAGTTTATGTCATCAGTTTTCCCTCAATTCAATTGACTTGGTGCTATGACGTAGCGTCAGGAATGTGGCATAAGTGGTTGTATACAAACAATTTAGGTCAATATGAAAGATGCCGAGGAAACTGTGCGGCGGTCTTTCAGGGTTATGTTTTGGTTGGGGATTATTCCAACGGCAAGATTTACCACTTAGACAAGAATGTGTATACAGATGATGGGCAAAATGTGAAGCGATTACGCCGTGCGCCTCATTTGGTTTCTGATTTTCAAAGGCAATATTTTGAGGAATTGCAGATTCAGTTCCAGCCCGGCGTGGGGTTGGTAACAGGCACTGGGGAAAACCCTCAAGCCATGTTGCGATGGTCAAATGATGGTGGTTCTACTTGGTCAAATGAGTATTGGACTTCAATTGGACGTATTGGACGATACCTAAACCGTGCCATTTGGCGGCGTTTGGGTATGGCGCGGGATCGAATCTTTGAAGTGGTTGTCACTGACCCTGTGAAATGCGTTATTGTGTCTGCCAACCTTAAATCATCACAAGGGGAAAATTGATGGCATTACCCAATCCACAATCCCAGCCATATCCACAGTCTGAATTCTTGGATGGACAGACCAAGCGCCCAACAAGGGCTTGGCAGCAGTTTTTTATTAATCTGTTGAACTTCAGTAGTGCTTCAACGGCTACGGCTGGATCAGCGACTTTGCCAGCAAATCCTGTGGGATTCATGAACGTCACAGTGAATGGGGTGGCTTACAAAGTTCCCTATTACAACCAATGAACGATTTAATCCCAGTTGGTGTGCCAACCCGTGAGCAGATTGAAAAACTGCAAAGGGAAATGTCAGCGATGCCTCAATCTGAATTGCAGGCGGCATCAAATGCCATGCAAACAGAACATTATTTTCATGGTGGGATGTATGCAAGAAAGTTAAGCAGACCAGCAGGCACATTAATTGTGGGCAAGGTTCACAAGCAAGACCACTATTTTTTGTGCGCCAAAGGTGAAATAATTGCATGGTCAGAAAAAGGAATGGTGCATTTGTATGCAGGGGACATTATTGAGAGCAAACCCGGCACAAAGCGGGTCACCTTGGCTGTCACTGATGCAATTGGTATCACATTTCACAAGACCGATAAAACTGACTTGGATGAAATAGAAAAAGATTTGATTGAGCCTGATGAACTTTCATTGTTTGACTCTAACAATAAATTGAAAGTTTTAGAAATTAAAGGGGAATGATATGAGTTTTGTAACAGCGGCACTAATTACTGGCGGCGCGGCAATAGCTGGCGGCTATTTATCTGGGCAAGCCGCAAAACAAGGCGCTGAAACACAAGCTAATGCAATGCGGGAATCTGCCGCCATTCAAAAGGCAATGTTTGACGTTCAAAATGAACAACAAAAGCCATATCGAGAAGCTGGATACAGTGCCTTAAGCGACATTGCTGGCATGAAACCATATTTGACCCATCAATTTGGGCCAGAAGATTTCCAAGCTGGAATTGATCCAAGCTACAACTGGAGACTTCAACAAGGCAATTTGGCAACCACTAATCTAAAAAATCAAGCTGGTGGCTTAATTGGCGGTAATGCTTTGCAAGGCTTAACAGATTATGCACAAAATGCCGCAAGCCAAGAATATGGAAATGTTTTCAATCGGTACAACACGCAACGACAAAATATTTACAACAACCTTGCATCTATTGCAGGGCTTGGTCAAACATCACTTGGGCAAACGGGGACGCTTTCAAGCAATGCGGCAAGCGGTATTGGAAATGCTGTTTCTGGGGCTGGTACTGCAATTGGTTCTGGTCAAGTGGCTATGGGTAATGCAATTGGCGGGGGCATTCAAGGCGCAGGCAACGCATATTTGCTTTCAAACATGATGCGTCCGCAAATGGCTGCGCCAGCAGGCTATGGAACACCAGTTAATGTTCCTGCCCCATCTGGTGTGCCTAGTTATATTGCATAAGGATAAAAAATGGCAGATTTCACCCCAGTAGCATCGCAATCAAGACCGCCCCAGCCTATGACGCTGGGCGAGATGATGAACATTGCAAACAGCGCACAAGCCTACCAACAAGCGCAACAATTGAATCCGTTGAATGTCCAACGGGCTTCTGCCGAATTAAGCAGGCTGCAACAATTAACGCCCGAAGAAGTTCGCCGCGCCACAGCCGAAGCCAATGTTTCAGAGCAAACAGAAAAACCAAGGATTGCAACATCAAAAGCCACGGCATCATCTGCGGAATCAACTGCGGAACAAGACCGATTAAAGTTGATGAATCAAAAGTTGAAGCATATTGCAAGCAGTCAAGTTGCAATGATCAATAACCCTTTGATTATTCAAGCTGAAAAAAATCCTACCGCCGCCAATACTGAAGTCTTAAAAAACTTAGTGTTGCAAAACGGCATGAGAATGGGTAAAGATTTGGGCATTGCCCCAGATGAAACTCAAAACTTATTGCAGCCGTATTTGGATTTGGCGCAAAACGACCCCGGCAAGCTGCGCCAGTATTTCAAAGAACGCCACATCGCAGGACTTGATGAATCAGCCCGTACAGCAGTATTGTCGCCAAGTGGTGTTGAAACAAGCACGGGCATTACAAAACAAATTACTTCAACAAATCCATTTTCTGAATTTGCTGTTGGAACACCAATCACTGGCACAAATGTTGACATCAAACTTATGCCTAATGAAACAGTTGTCACTGATACTCAAAACAATAGTTTCATCATCAGCAGAGACAACAACGGCAAAATCATTGGTTCAAGACCAATTCCTGTTTCTGGTGGAGGTGCGCCACCCGCGCCTGCGCCTACTGCGCCTGCTGCGGCAAATGTTCCTGCGGCAAATGCGCCAAGACCCGTGGTTGCGCCAAAACCCAACCCAGTTGTTCAAAACATACCCGCAGAAGCGCCAACAGAAAATTTACCCGTTCACAGTCAGCCAGTGCCACCGAGATTTCCTGTGCGCCAGCCGGGTCAGCCCGTCTTCAACTTGCAACAAGGCGAAAAAGAAGCACAAACAACTGGCGGCGATTATTTGAGAAATGTTGTTGCACAGCGCGGATCAGTTGCGCCTATTCGCAATAATCTTGAAAAGATTATGTCAACCACTGATGATTTGTTGGCTAAACAAGGATTCCAAGCTGGTAAGGGTTTGCAAATTGAACAATATTTAACCAAACTGGTTGATGACAGTGAATATAAAACATTGAGCAAAAACCTTGCAAATCTGCAAATTGCTTTGATTGGAAATAATCCTGCCGCTTTATCTTCAGATGCAGGCAAGCAAATGACCGCAGCGGCATCGGGTTCAGAAGTTTATCCCCCAAAAGTTTTGCAAAAAATTGCCATTCAATTACATGGCGAAATGGAAAACCGCGACAGACAAGGTATTGCCGCTGACAAATACGCCCGTAAATTTGGCGAAAGCAATATGCCAAGTTTCACGCAAATGTGGAACAACAATGCAGACAATAAAGTGTTTGAATTAATGTCATTGCCTAAGTTGATTAAAGACCCACAGACTAGATCAAAAATGGCTGATGAAATTATTGGTTATCCAAAAGGTTCAGAGCAAAGAAAAGTGTTTGAGCAAAAATATCTGAACATTCAGAAACTCATTAAAGATGGGACTTTGTAATGGTTGATGAAGTTTTGGATTTAATCCGTGGTGGCGCTGAAGCGCCTGCACCAGCTTATCCATCGCGTAGTATGGCAACATCTGCGGGGCGTACAAAAACAAAAAAACCTGACGAAGAAGATGAAGTCTTAAATTTAATCCAAGGGAATACCCCAACAAACACATCTACTGTTTCGCCTAACGTGCAAGCGGGTCAACAACCACCATCCAAGATTCGTTCAATTGTTGGCAATGTGCTTCAAAAAGGTTTTGAAGCAAAACAAGCAGTTCCTGCATTTTCTGCGGCTGTTTTAGATATTCCTGCTTCATTGCCTCAATTTATAACAAGTACCGCAGCATATCCTGCCGCAAGAGTTTTAGGCGGTACACCTGAACAATCAAAAGAATTTGCAAAAAAAGTTTCTGCCCCTTTAGAGTATTTGAAGCCCGGCAAACTTACTGGCTTAGAAGAAACCACAGCATATAAACAATCATTACCAACCAAAACAATGGAATTTATTGGCGAGAATATTCACAAAGGCGTGAATTGGATTGCTGAAAAAACAGGTTTAAATCCAAATGATGTGCAAGCTGCTGTGGATGTGGGGATGCTGGCAGGCCCAAAGGTTGCGCCTAAAGCTGTTGAAGCAGTAGCTAAGACCGCCGAAAACATCAAAGCAAAATTACCTACTGTCACTATTGAAAGACAGCAACCACCCGCCACAGCAGGCGGTCAAAGTGTTGGCGCTGCGGCTACCCCAAACACCACTATGGTTCAACAGGCTTTGTCTGTTGCCACGCCAGAACTTCAGCAGGCATTAAAAGATATTCCTGTTGATCAAATTCATGCGCCTACTTTTCAGCGCCATATTGAGGCTGATACTTTACCAATTCCAGTTCGATTGACTGAGGGGCAAGCCACTGGTGATGTGGTCAAACTTTCACAAGAACAAAACAGGCGCGGCAAAGACCCACAATTGGCAGAACGATTTAATCAGCAAAACAAAGATTTGGTTGACAACGTTCAAGAAATTCGCAATCAAGCTGCCCCAGATGTATATGGCACAAAGACCATTGAAAACAGTCAAGGCATCATTGACGCATATAAAGAAATGGATGCGGCAAGAAATACCAAAATCAGTGAAGCCTATAAAAAACTTGAAGATGCCAACGGCGGTCAATTCCCTGTTGATGGTCAAGCTATTGCCTCAAAAGCTGACGCATTGTTAGCTAAAAAATTAAAAACTGAATTTTTGCCATCATCAATCAAAAATCAATTGGAACGCTTTAAGAATGGCGAACAAATGACTTTTGAACAGTATGAAGCATTGCGAACCAATCTGGCTGCGGAAATTAGAAAAGCTGAAAAATCATCAGATGGCAATGCTAAAACCGCTTTGAGTTTAGTGCGCCAAGCGGCTGAAGAATTGCCATTGCAACAAGGTGTAGCGGGTAACCTCAAGGGGTTGGCTGATAACGCTAGATCATTGGCAAAAGAACGATTTGATATGTTAAAAAAAGACCCTGCTTATAACGCAGCGGTCAATGACATTGTGCCTGCCGACAATTTCATTCAAAAGTTTGTGATTAATGGCGTGAACAAAAATGTTCAAACAATGGTCAATCATTTGGGCAAAGATTCGCCTGCTAGACAGCACATGGCGGCGGGGACAATCAATTGGTTGGCAGATAAAGCTGGCATTTATGGTGAACAAGCTAACTTTTCTCAGGCTGGATATAACAAGGCTTTAAAGCAGTTGGACGCAGTTAAAAATACTCAAGAAATTTTTGATCCTGCATCTGCCCAACATTTGAGAACACTAGGAAATGTTGCTGGCTATACTCAATTTCAACCTCGCGGCAGTTTTGTAAACAACAGCAATACACTAGTTGGCAGCTTGGCTGAAAAAGCTAAACAAGCAATTGCGGTTGGCGCTGAAAAAGGCGGCAATATGTTAGTGCCGGGCTTGCAATTAGGCACTACTGTCATGGAGATGAGAGCAAGACGGGCGGCAGAAGCAGAAACAAAAAAAGCCTTAGAACTTGGCGCTGGCACAAAACAATCAGGCAAGAATCAAATCAACAATTTGAACAATCCATAAGGATCAATAATGGCAGTCAATCTTTCGCCAATCGGCAACGGTCAACAAGTTTTTGACAACAATGGAATTCCTTTAAATGGTGGTTTGGTTTATACCTACCAAGCAGGATCAAGCACGGCATTAACTACTTACACAGATATTAACGGCACAACAGCAAATTCAAATCCTATTGTGTTGGATTCATCAGGTCGGTTTCCAAATGAAGTATGGTTAACTTATGGGTTTAATTACAAGTTTGTGGTTAAAACATCCGCTGGCACAACGATTGGCACATATGACAATATTTATGGCATTGTGGGTGTTCAAACTGCTGTTGGCACAACCATTCCTGCTGGAATGATTTCTCTGTGGTATGGTTCAATTGGTAGCGTTCCAATTGGCTGGTATTTGTGTGATGGTTCTAATGGTACGCCTGATTTGCGGGATCGTTTTATTGTTGGGGCGGGTTCTACATATTCTGTTGGATCAACTGGTGGGTCAACTACACACACATTGACAATATCAGAAATGCCAAGCCACACGCACACAACGACAGTTACCGACCCCGGTCACAATCACTCTATTACGCAAAATGTTCTTGGCGGCGCTACTGGTAGTCAAACTCTTGCGCCATCTGGCTCAACAACAACAGGAACATCCACAACAGGAATCACTGTTACGAACTCCACAACTGGTTCAGGCACAGCATTTAACATTTTGAACCCATATTACGCCTTGGCGTATGTAATGAAAGCCTAAGATGGAAATTGATCCCGTTAAATACGGCGTGCTTTGGCAAAAGGTTCAGGACTATGAACGCCGATTCGACCAAATGGAAACCAAAATTGATAAATTGGAATTGTCCATTGAAAAGCTGGTAGCACTGGCAAATCAAGGGCGCGGTGGGTTTTGGGCGGGTATGGCATTTGTGTCTGCGTTGTCATCTGCGATTGGCTATGTAAGTCATTGGGTAGGCAAAAATTGAACCTGTCACGCTTGCCCTTACCGCGATTGCTGGCATCAAGCAAGGGATTGCTTTGTACAAAGATGCCAAGGCTACGGGGTCAGACCTTTACAAAATAACCAAAGAAATTTCAGGATTCATTGGGCAGTTTTTTGAAGCGCATGAAGAAGTAAAAAAAGAAGTCAAACGCAATGAGTTAAACCCTCCAAAAGAAAAATCCCTTAAAGCGCAAGCACTTGAAAATGTTTTTAATCAAATTGAACTTGAACGCCAATCGGTTGAATTGCGGGAATTCTTGATTTATCACACAGACCCAGCTTTGGGTGCGGTCTGGTCAAGGTATGAAAAAGAATTTGCCAGACTTGCAAAAAAACATGATGATGAAATCAAACAAGAGGTATTAGAGCAGCGAAAGAAAAAATGGCAACGTCAAAAAATGATCGACAGATTGCAGCAGGACGCACTAATAATTGGGGCGCTTCTTCTGGTAATTTTAGAAATTTGGGCGCTGCTGTACGCAATTCATCTGAATCGGGATATATAGTCGCGGTTGCATTGCTGGTCATTTTGTTTTGTTTGGTGATACCAATTTTGGCGTTCATGTATTTTGACGTTCTCAAAGTTCAAAAGCAGGCAGAACGCGATTTGACAAGAATTGAAAAAGTGTTGAAAAACTTAGAAGACAAGGATAAAAAATGATTCCAATAGTCGCATCATTGCTTGGCACACTTGCCCAAAACGGGCTAGGGTTGCTGTCTAGCGCCATCCAAGCAAAAGGTAAAGAAGTAGTCGAAAACACTTTGGGCGTGAAAATTCCTGACGCACCAACCCCTGAAGATGTTGCCAAGCTGCGCCAGCTTCAATTTGAACACGAAGAACGCCTGCTGGAACTAGGGATCGAAAAAGCCAAAATGGAATTGGCTGAACTTGATCTGTTGGCAAAAGCCGCCCAGAATGACGCTGACAACATCACAGACCGCTGGCAGGCTGATATGGCATCTGATTCTTGGCTGTCCAAAAACATACGCCCTATGTCGTTAATTGCCATTTTTTTGGGATATTTCCTGTTTGCCATGATGTCTGCCTATGGTCTAAACGCAAATGAAAGTTATGTCACCTTGTTGGGAAACTGGGGGATGTTGATTATGGGCGCATACTTTGGCGGCAGGACTGTGGAAAAATTGGCTGAAATGAGGGGCAAGAAATGAGTTTAAACACCGAACAAGCTGCATTTCTCCTAGATGCCTGCAAGCTGATCCAATACGCCACTGAGCAGGGCTTTGTGGTCACTGGAGGGGAATTGGCTAGGACTCCTGAACAGCAAGCAATCTATTTCAAAACTGGTCGATCCAAGACCATGAACAGCATTCATTTAAAACGCTGCGCGATTGATTTGAACTTCTTCAAAAACAATCAGATCATTTGGGATAAGGCAACCATTGCGCCGTTAGGCGCTTATTGGGAAAGCCTGAATCCAAAGAATCGCTGGGGCGGCAATTTCTCCAATCTGGTTGATTGCCCACACTTTGAACGTAACGTTTAATCAGCCAAAAAACACAGAATGGCGATGATGCCGCCAACGCCAATGACAGCGCCTAGAAATAAAACAATAATAATTTCAATCATTTTTTCATTTTCCGAATAAATATGCAAAATGATGCAATAGTGTCTTGACCAAAGCCTTTCATTTTTTCGATTTCTCGCGCCACTTCTTCAAGAATTTGGTTTCTGATTAAATGAATTGATTCTTGATTGCGTTTGCGCCATAGGCTTTGTTTTTCAGGTTCTTCATTCATACGGCTATCCAAACAGTTTTAGGGGCGCAGTGGGCGTTTACAGCCTTTTGAGGGGCGTACCCGTTGCCTTTGATCAATCCTTTGCGTTTGACAATAACCGCGATAGCGCCCCATGCCCGTTTATCTGGCGGCGCTGGAAGCCCCAGATTCTCAGCATACCAACGCACATCTTCAGTCATAAACGTGCTGCCTTTGTGTTCTTGACAGTATGCCAAAAACAAATCAACAGCTTGATCCTGCCAAGTTGGATGAACCGCATTAGCGTGATCAATAGCCCGTTGAATTCCTACATCACGGGCTTTTTCAGCTTCAAAATTTAATTGAAACTGATTCATGGTCAGAAAGGAATATCGTTGGGCATATCGTCAAAGCCTAATTTGCGTGGCTTGTCGGTGCGTTCTTCAATGTCATAGCAATTTGCCCATCCGTTCCAGCCGCCCTCTGCCAAAGGCATTGAATCTATTTTGATTTTGAAATTGCCATTATCTTCAAATAAGCTGCCAATCGTCATGTAGCGTTTTTTCTCTTGACCCTCTTTGTTTGTGTATGTGCCAGTTACCACGGTGATGTTTTTAATTTTTTTCATGATCTGCTTTCTATGTAATCGGTTAATTGTTTGACTTGGGAATCGACTTCAGCTAAAAATTTGATGACTTCAGCTTCAATCTCTGCGATATATCTATCATCACGATCAATTCGTGCAACAAATAATTGCGCCTTTTCTGGCATTCTGGGATCGAACACACAATAATCTGCCCACTTTCTGCCTGTACACGCAAGCTGGAATTGCATCTGGGCATAGTATTTTTGAGGAACTTTTTGGGTCAATAGGGTTTCAATCATGCCCTTGGATTCTGGGCATTTGATTTCACAAATCCCGTCATCATTGATAAGACCGTCAGGGCTTGCGCCAGCCATTTCAATGGTAGGATGTGGCACAAAGCCTGTTTCTTGCACAAGGTATCCCTGATGCAATTCCAGAGCAGCCCGTGCAAATGGTTCTTGGTCAATCCCCCATTGCATAGCCTGCGATGTAAACCCCTCTGCTTTGGTCTTTGTGATGCGTTCCAACACCAATTGCGTGATATAAGTTTCGCGGCTGGCGGCATAACCTGTTTTAGTTTTTGCCATTACATCTGCGACTTTGCTGGCGGTTACCTTACCCAAACGGGCGGCAAACCATTCTTCAGTTCGTTGATCCATCTGTAATCTCCAAAGGTTGTTTTAAAAGAATAAACGTTGCCAAGTCAATTTGGCTAACTGCTTTATATGCACGTTTTCGCATATCAGAAGTCAATCTGAACACAGCTTCATCTTTTATTGCTGCGTTCATGTGGAACTGCATCAATTCCTCAATTGCTTGTTTTGCCATCAACAAGGTATCAAGGGATATTTCGTGCTTCATTTGTCCCCCAATTGTGTTTTCTTCTCATCTTTACGGGCAATGACTTTTTTCTGCCAAACTGGGTCGCCATTGGCTGCGGCATAAGCTGCTTTGTAAGTCTTCTGGAGTTCTTCCAGCGTGGTGGTTTCATCCATTGCCGCCATCAGATCAGCCAACTGGTTTTCATTGACTGTGGATTTGATTTCGGTGCGGCGGCTGGCGGCTATACCGTCATCATCTTCTGGGGCAAGACCAGTGGCGGCTAAAAGAGAATAACGGCGAGCATAAGTCAACGCCGAGCCAAAACCCATTGCGTCATGTTTGCTGGCAGGCACATGAAGCAAACCGCATTCAATGACTTCACCAGATTCATGAATCAGAACGGTTTCGACCATCACGCCATCTTTGCATTCATAGGTGCGTTGAATTAAGCCTATGCCATTGTCATTTAAAGCCCCGATAACAGCTTCCACGCAAGCGGCAAGGTCAGCGTAGCGGGATTTGAAATGCGGGTTTGTCGAGGTCTTTAAAGCAGGCCCAAATGCCCTTTGTGATTTGACAAACGCTGCGGCAATTTTGTTTCCAATTGGTGTTTCCATGATTTTCCTTAGTATGTGTAACGTGGGCCGCAAGTGACTTCCACAACGGTTTCAACCGTGTAGCCATTGATCTTGCGTTTGGCATAAATGGGGATGGCGCGAAGCCCTGATGACTCGCATTGTTTAACCCCGTCAATCACTTCATTTCTGCCCATTGGCTGGATTTGTTTATCCATGATCAATTCTTGCGTGGTGTTTTGATTCACGGGGTCAAGGCGCTGCGAATACACGGGCGCTGGCTGCTGGCTGGCGCAACCAACCAAAAGCAAAAGTAAAAGTGCATATTTCATGGGATTCCTTAAAAAATGTTGTTGGCTAAACCATTGATGACAAATGCAACACGCTGACGGCTGGGTGGTTCATATCCTGCGTATTCTTTGACTTCTTGTTCAATCCACTGGTAATGCAATTTTGGAATGTCGTAAGTCACATCAACACCGTCTTTAAAAACAAAAATGTCAAAGTAACCGTCCATGTCCCAATCGTCACCCTCAGACCACGACCATTTAACGGTCACTTCATCCCAGATCAAAAAGGTGGTGAATTCACCCTCATCGCCATCAGTTAGCATGATGCCCTCCAAACAAAAAGATCAAGCGCCACCACCACAATGGCGGCAACAGAAACAACGTACAAGGCGACTTGCGCCCAATCGGTTGGTTTGGTGTACTTTTCAATTTCAAACATGGTTATTCCTTTTTAATCTTGCAAAACTCTTAAATCTGGCGTTAAGCGAATTCTGTTGTTCAGTTCATCAAAGCCCCAAGCAATTGCATCTGTGACAACCCTGATTTGACGCACTTGATTGGTTCTAAACATGGTATCGCTGGATGGGACACAGGCGCATAAATTGTTGATCCCGTTTGTTTTAGCCGTAGCTAAAAAATCCAGCATTACCATGCGTTGTTTGGCGGTCAATTTTGTGTAAGACATTTTGGTTTCCTTTAAGGGGCTTGCGCCCCATTGATTAATAATCCTCGCCTGCGCAAGCTGGTTGTGCGCCTAAGAATTGAGAGTTATATTTTCCGTTGTGATCCCAAGGTGTTTTTAAAAAACCTTGAAGATTTTCAATTGTGTTGTCGCGTCCAAGCCAAACAGATTGCTGTCTAACCCCATTTGGTTTGGTAATGGCAATAATTACGCTGCCACCATAACGACCATTAAAAACTTGATGGTTTGGCAATGCTTTAATTGCATTAATTAATTGCTGTTCTTCTTGCGTCATCTTGATTCTCCTTAAAGACCCTATGCGAAATTGCTGGGGCATGAATGAATTATAAGCTGGCTTAACACCAAGTCAAGCCTTTTTACAATTATTTTTTAGGTAGTTTCCCTAAGTTGTTCATAAAACGCCACAACTTCAGCCTTGATTTTGTCCAACTGATCCAGCACGGTTTGCTGCTGGTCGGCTACGGTTTTCTGGGTGGCGCGAATGCTTTTGCTAATTCCCCATGTCATGCGGTAATCTTTGCAAACCGTCCAATACCACATTTCACCCTCTTTGCGGCTGCCTGTCACCGAAGTAGTGATCAAGCCGCCAGAACGCTTCATGGTGGTGATGGTGATGCGGGTGGTATCGTCCAGCGCAAAAAATGATTCTGCTGTCCAGCCAAATGCACTTTGAAAAACTCTCATTTTTTTACTCCTAGATGTTTGCGATTTTTTTGGCGTATGCAATTGCATCTTCCAGCAAGGTGGCTGGGTAGGTGCGGCTGCCGACAATCATTTCGGCATCAGTGTCCAACAAGGTCACGGTGTAGCCTTTTTGAGTTTTGGTCACCAAAGAAGCCACGCCATCAAGAACATTGATAAAAGTTGCCATCTGGTTGGTGGCGGGAATTTGTGAAATTACAACTGTCATGATTTTTTCCTTTAGGGGGCTTGCGCCCCCAATTGATTAAGCTGTCAACATACCCACTGCGCCGTATCCGTAACCGTCATCACCAAGAAAACACACACTGGCGGCGGTCGGGCTGGTCTGCGTATCGCACAAACTGATTTCTTGAACTTTTTGCAGAATTCTTCTTTCTGTTTCGTAATCCAAACCCCGTGCGATGTAAGCGCCGAAGCTGCTTTCGCACAACTCAGGCATTGCATAACCGTAATATTCGCAAGCTGCTTGCACAGCACCCTCAAAAAACGCCATCGAATATTTCCGATTGACAAAGATGAAGTCAGCACCAAACCGAACATTCACGCCGTTCATGCTGCTGTAATTGCTGCCTTTGTAATCGGTCATGCCATCAAAGTAGCTGCCCTCAAAGTTGCTGACAACGGACTTGACTTGTTCGTAAGTAGGGCCGTTTTGATACTTGATGTTGATGGAAGCGCCGCCGCTGTACACGCTGGAAGTGACGCTGAATTTGACGTTGGGGAATGACTCCCTGAGAGCAGCCCGAACTAATTTTGCGGTTTCGGCACAAGAAAGATATTGAGTGTCTGACATTTCATTTCTCCTTAAAGACCCCGAACAACTCAGGGCATGGGTGAATATTAAGCCACCTTAACAGCCTTGTCAAATGGCATTTGTAAAGCCCCTTAACTTTGTAGGGTATTGACAAGTATGGGTAAGTTGGCTTAATATGCAAATATGGAAAAAGAGCAAGCAATTAAATTGGCGGGATCGGCGCGAAAACTGGCAGAAATGTTGGGGATCAGCCGCGCCGCCATCAGCCAGTGGGGTTTAATGATTCCACAGGCGCGAGTGTGGCAATTGAAAGCATTGCATCCAGATTGGTTTTAGAGTTAACTTTGTTTGAAACACGGCTAGGTTGGAAGTCATGAGCCAACTGAAAAGAGAACAGACCCCTCCTGCCGAGGTTTCTTTTTCAGGGTCTTGTTGAGGTCTGAAATGCACTACTATTCTTTTCACGTCAGTGATTACATACACGACACTGCCCATTTAAGCATTGAAGAAGATTTGGCGTTTCGCCGACTTCTGGATTTGTACTACACGCAAGAAAAACCAATCCCAAACAAAACCCAAGAGGTTGCCAGACGTATCCGAATGGGTAAACACATTCAGTCTGTGCAGACTGTTTTGGAAGAATTTTTCATGTTTGATTTGGAACGTGATTTTTGGTATCACAAAAGATGCGATGAAACTATTGCAGCTTACAAGGCAAAAGCTGAACGAAATCGGGCGGTTGGCAGACTTGGTGGCAGACCCAAAGCTAACCCAACAGAAACCCAAACGGTTTCCAAAGATAACCCTAACCAAGAACCAATAACCAATAACCATAAACCAATAAAAGAAATACAAGCGGCAGCAGCCGCTGCGCCTAGCGGCGTTTCGCAATCAGTCTGGAATGATTTTGTTAAGCATAGGAAAGCCCTTAAAGCCCAGATTAGCATGACCGCGATTAACCGCATTCAGCAAGAAGCTGCCAAAGCTGGCTGGACTCTTGAGCAGGCATTGACTGAATGTGTAGCGCAGGGCTGGCGCGGGTTTAAGGCAGGCTGGGTTGTTGAAAAACAAAACTTAACCAAAACAGGGCAAATGAATCAGACCGTTATGTCTGGCTTAACTCGCGGACTTATTGGGGGTGGCGGCAATGTCAAATTACTCAAAGGCTGATTTTGTTGAAGCTGACCAAGGGCTTGATTACGTTTTTGTAATGCTTGGTGGCATATACGGTCAAGCGTTTAATCGCAACTGGGAGGGCATGGATTTGGATGTTGTGCGCCAGATATGGAAAGAGCAGATCGGCACGTTCTTGACTTACAAACCAAGCCTTGATTACGCATTCAGTCGATTAAGTGGGGATTTCCCGCCAAGTGCCATCAAGTTTCGGGAGTTCTGCAATGCAGGCCCTGCTATTCCACGCGATGAGCCGCAGATTGAATACAACCCAAAGCCTGCCAGCCCTGAAGTGATTGCGGAAGCCAGACGCAAACTTGCAGAATTAAAAGCCCAACTGACAAGCCAAAGAAGATGATATGAACCAAAATCATTTATTTGAAAATTTGGATGAATCGTTTCGGGATGAATGGAAAAATATGCCCGAATATGTGCAAGAAGATTTAACTCCATATCGGGTCATCAATGTGCGATTTAGGAATGCGGAAGATGTGGCATTGTTTGAAAAGTTGATGAAACAAAAAATTACTGAAAAGCAAAAAACAATTTGGTTTCCATTTGCTGAACCGCGCAGGGCATCACTTTTTAGGTATGTCGATGAATCCTAATTATCCAATTTACATTGTTTCAAAAGGTCGATGGGATTCAAGATTGACAAGCAAGGCGCTGGAAAAAATAAATGTGCCATACAAAATAATTGTAGAAGCGCAAGAAAAAGATTTGTATGAATCAGTGATTGATAAAAGCAACGTTTTGATTTTGCCGCAAAAATTTTTGGATGAATATGAAACTTGTGATGGTTTGGGGGGCGAGAAGTCAAAGGGCCCGGGGGCGGCGCGAAACTTTGCATGGGAACATTCCATCGGCAGCGGCGCAGCCCGTCACTGGGTCATGGATGACAACATTGCATCATTCAACCGTTTGAATCGCAATCTGATGTGCAAAGTTGAATCAGGCACAATTTTTAAAGCATCTGAAGATTTTGTAGACCGTTATGAAAATGTTGCAATTGCTGGATTCAACTATGATTTTTTTGCAAAAGCAAAAGAACAAATCCCGCCATTTGTTTTGAACACGCGAATTTATTCTTTGCTGCTTATAAAAAATGATTTGCCCTACCGTTGGCGAGGACGTTACAACGAAGATACCGATTTGAGCCTGCGTGTTTTAAAGTCTGGAATGTGTACAGTGCAATTCAATGCGTTTTTGCAAGAAAAGGCAACAACACAAACTATCAAAGGCGGCAACACCGATGATTTTTATTCCAAAGAGGGAACGCTGCCAAAGTCACAAATGCTTGCTGACTTGCATCCAGATGTTGCCAAGGTTGTTTGGCGATTTAATCGTTGGCATCATCATGTTGATTACAGGTCATTCAAAAAAAACAAACTGAATCGAAAAAGCGGCATTGAAATACCAGATGTAATAAACAATTTTGGAATGAAACTTGTGGAGAAAAATAATTGAACTATGAACACAGACAAATTGCAAACTCAATCCTTGATCGACTCAAAGACGGTGAAGAATTTAGCCACGCTACCGTTAGAAGATCGCTTGAAATTACAGGAGACATTGCAACAGACCGAAGCGCGGGAATGGATCAAGAGATACCGCAGGAAAGTTATGGAGGAGGGGAAAGCCGAAGCATGGGGCTGGTGGCAGAGAACCTTATCCGACTTAGTAAAAAAACGTGGGCAAGCCGCCGTTAATGATTTGCAAAGGCGTATGAACAATGAGAGCAGCAAAAATTGATGCAAACCAAGAACAAGTTGTTATTGCGTTACGGGCGGCTGGCGCTACGGTTCAAAGTCTGGCTGGTGTTGGCAAGGGTGTCCCTGATCTGTTGGTGGGTTATCAAGGCAAGACCCTGCTTATGGAAGTTAAGGACGGGAATAAAAGCCCGTCTGCGCGACTTTTAACCGAAGATCAACTGAAGTGGCATGGAAGCTGGAAAGGGGGCGCATTGGCGGTTGTAGACAACCCTGATGCGGCTTTACGAATGATTGGAGTATTGAAATGAAACCAGAAGAAGCTACACAAGCCATCAGGGACAAAGCGCCGCTATATGGTGACGCAAAGGGACAGCGGGTTTACCTTGAGGAATTCCGCAAATCCAAGAAAGCCATGCTGATGCGTGATGCCCTGCTGAACGGGATTGATGCCGCCAGCCACCAAGAACGCGAAGCATATTCAAGCCCTGAGTATCAGAAACTGATTCAAGGGTTAGCCGCAGCGGTGGAAAAAGAAGAAACTTTGCGATGGGAATTGGAAAGCTACCGCCTTGAAGTTGAAATTTGGCGCACCAAAGAAGCCACCAATAGGATGCAAGACAGGTCACACCAATGAAATGCCCAGAATGCGGCACATGGACAATCGTCAAAGAAACCCGAATAAGCACAGGTAACAGCCGCCGCCGCAGGCTGGAATGCGCCAATCAACACAGATTTTCAACTTTGGAGACAATAATTGTTTCAAAAACATCAGTACATCAGAAGCAAAAAGTTGCTGAAATTGGTCGCGGGTCTTGATTGCCAAGCCTGCGGATCAGGCAACATGGTGCAAGCGGCGCACAGCAATTGGGGTGGTGGCAAGGGTCGTGGCATCAAAGCCGATGACAATTTGGTCGCGGCGTTGTGCCTTAAATGCCATTACGAGATTGACCAAGGCAAAGACTTAACCAAAGAAGAACGACAGGAAAAATGGTATTGCGCCCATGTTGCAACGGTCGCCAAGCTATGTGATCAAGGGGCGTGGCCTGCTGACGTTCCTTTGCCTACAATGGAAGCGCAGTTGTCTTAATGGGGGGTGTTGCAACCCCCCTTTTTTTGATATAGTGGCAACATGAACGAAGAAGTAGCCGAATTTGTAGCGCATTTGTTGCACAGCAGCACGGTGACGCATTTCATGCACTGGTCAAGCACCAGCTTTGCAAAACATAAGGCGTTAGGAAAATATTATGCAAAAATTATTGAATTGGTTGACAGATTTGCCGAAGCGTATATGGGTAAATATGATCAACTTAAAAAGTTTCCTGATGAATTTCATACAGAAAAAGACCCTGTAAAGTATTTGGAAAACATGAAAGAATTTGTGGAAGAATCCCGCAAGGAACTGCCACAAGACACAGAATTGCAAAATTTGGTGGATGAAATCGCCGACTTGATCAATTCAACTTTGTTTAAACTGCGTTACCTTGAATAAGGAAAAATCATGGCACAACTGATGAAAAGAGAACCCGCTGGTTACGGCGTATCAGCCACAATGAAAGGCAATGCCTCTGCTTCTGACAGCACAGGTACACAAGGAAGCGCCAAAAAAGGCATTCCTAACGCCCAGACCAACATGACGGGCGCTGATAAGGCGTTTGACGGTGGTCGTTCTAAAGGCGTTTGCTATACCCACGACCGCAAATCTAGTCAGTAATGGCTGTCCCGCTGTCCAGCATGATGGCAGCGGCACAACCAGCACAAAGCCCTGATCAAGTTAGGGCGGCGGCGCTTGTCCCGCAAGCCCAGCCTCAATCGCAAGACCCGATTGAGCAGGAATACTTTGACCGCCTGCAAAATGATTATTTGAAGCTGCGGCAGGAATATGCTGCAATTAAAGAATCTGGCGGCGGCAAAATCCTGAACACTGACATTGCGCGGGAATTGTCCCCGCACTATTTGGCAGACCGCACTAAATCTGCAAATGTGCATGAACCGTCCAGCCAGTTCATCAAACGGGTTTACGCTGAAAAACTGTCAAATCCAACCCCCAAAGGCATGGACAACACCGTTGTTTTTACCGCTGGCGGCACGGGCGCAGGCAAAACCACCGCCTTGGAAGCAGTCAAAAACATTTCTGATTCAGTCAAACGGGCTGAAATGGTGTACGACACCAACATGAACAAATTTGAGACTTCCGACAAGAAAATCCAGCAGGCATTGAAAGGAAACCGTAAGGTTTCAATCATCTACACCTACCGCGATCCTGTGGAAGCCTTGGAAAACGGCGCACTGAAACGTGCCAATAGGCAAGAAAAAGAACACGGCACAGGCAGAACTGTACCAATTGGTGAACATTTAAAAACGCATATTGGCGCATTAAATACCATCCATGAATTACAGGAAAAGTACAAAAATAATCCCAAAGTCAAGATTCAAGTCATAGATAACTCTCGCGGTGCTGGCAAATCTGCTGTAAGTTCGCTTGACAAGCTGCCTAAATTAAACGAAAATGAAGTTCAAAGGAGGTTATATGACACGCTTGACCGCGCCCGCAGAAGCGGCGCTATTTCGGAAAACACCTACCGAGGTTTTGCCGTTAACTCCCGCTGAACACCGCGAGGGCAGAATGCACGAAAAAAGCACAGCAACAATGGCTGAAGAAATGGCAAACGCCTTAAACAAAGCCGTGTTGACTGAAGATGCAGGATACCCAATTCGTGGCGCATAATTGCGGTAACTGTAAATTCTTTCTGGATGCCCAGATCATGGGTAGTTGCCGCCGTTATCCACAAACAATCAACAGGCACATGAACGATTGGTGCGGGGAACACGCAGCCATTGAACCAGTGATGGTTAGTTTGCCTGTTTACGATATTTTGACTGACACTGTTGCCGAGCCTAAAAAGCGCGGAAGAAAGCCGAAAAATGATCCAGCCATTGCATGATCGCGTAGTTGTTCGCCCGAATGTTCGCAAGTTGTCTGACATTATTTATGTCAACAACAAGGAATCATTTAACGAGGGGACAGTGGTCGCGGTTGGCCCTAAAGCAAATCAGATTCAAGTCGGCGATTTCATCAAGTATGGCAATGGTGATTATTTAAATTGGCCTATCCACCACATTGACGGGCAGGATTACCAGATCATTCAAGAAGCCGACATTTGCGCGGTGGTGGAGGAATAATGGCAAAAACTGGACTTTATGCAAATATTCATGCAAAGCAAGAACGCATTGAGGCGCAAAAAGCTGCTGGCAGAAAGCCTGAACGCATGAGAACGCCGGGTTCTAAGGGCGCACCCACAGCAGCCGCATTCAAACAATCTGCCAAGACTGCCAAAAAATGAAAAAGCACGACAAACCCATCCCGCACAAAACTACGGGAAAAGACAAAACCTACAACCCAACAGAAAAGGGTGCAGGAATGACCGCCAAGGGTCGTTCTGAATACAACGCAAAGAACAATTCAAATCTCAAACCGCCTGCCCCCAACCCCAAAACTAAAGCAGATGCTGGTCGAAAAGCCAGTTTTTGTGCAAGAATGGAGGGAGTAGTTAAAAACGCCAAAGGCCCAGCGGAAAGGGCAAAGGCATCCCTTAAAAATTGGAACTGTTAAAAGGAACACATCATGTCAAACTCAGTAGCAACAGGCGTAGCTTACGCCGACCCAGAATTCACAACTTGTTTTGTAAATGATCAGCTTGGCTATGCCATTGCCGCACAAGGCACTGTGACTCAGGCAACCGACAAATCAACAGGCGTGACTTTGAACAAGTCTGCTGGTCGCATCACAATGAACAACGCAGCATTGGCTGGCGGTGCAGTTGTGTCATTTGTCTTGACCAACAGCTTGATTTCAAGCAATGACGTAATTATTGTCAACGTTTCCAGCAACACTACTGGCAGCGCGGCTGGCGCATATACTGCCTATGTATCTTATATGTCTGCTGGTACTTGTTTGATTTCATTGCGTAATTTGAGTGCAACTTCATATTCTGAAGCTGTGATCATCAACTATGCTATTTTGCATGGTGCATCTTGAACGCAGAATCTTTAAAAAGCCGCATTGAGTTTTTGAACACCCAAGCCAAACAAATGGAAATAAATCTCCATGCGATTAGCGGGGCAATTCAAGATTGTCAATATTGGCTAACCCAACTGGAGAGCAAAGATGCCGCTGATCAAGTCAATGACCCCCAAGGCGTTGAAACAGAACATCAAGGCTGAAATAGAAGCTGGCAAGCCTGTTAAGCAGGCTGTCGCCATAGGCTATTCGGTCAAGCGAGAAGCTGAAAAGGCTAAAAAAGCCGCGCCCAAAAAGAAATGACTGATACCGTACCCGTCCTAGAAAAGCGCCCAGTAGGTCGCCCAACCTTGTATGACCCCGCATATTGCGAGACTGTCAGGGAACTAGGACGCATTGGTAAATCTGTTGAGCAAATCTGCTATCAGCTTAACGTAAGCCTTAGAACTATTTACTCATGGCGGGATGCCCATGAAGAATTTTTGCACGCCTTGGATGATGCCAAGACTTATGAGCAGGCATGGTGGGAAGAACAAGCCGCCGCTTACATGGTTGAGAACAAGGAAAGCGACAGGCTGAATGCTTCTTTATGGTCGCGGTCAATGGCTGCAAGATTTCCAAAAAAGTATCGGGAAAGCACAAAGCAAGAGATTACAGGCGCAGATGGTGCGCCATTGCTTACTGGGATTCAAGTTACTTTTGTAAAGCCTAATGAGTGATGTTGCCAGCGCCATTGCCAATGCTGAATTTCCGATCAAGCTGCAAGGCTTGTTTAAGCCATCACGGTACAAGGTAACCTACGGCGGCAGGGGTGGCGCAAAGTCATGGGGTATTGCTAGGGCTTTACTGATCAAGGGCGCAAAAGACCAGCTACGCATCCTGTGTGCGCGAGAGTTCCAGACCAGCATCAAGGATTCAGTTCACAAGCTGCTGTGCGACCAGATCGAATCCCTTGGCTTACTGGGGTTCTATGAAATCACCCAAAACAGCATCAGGGGCAAGAACGGCACAGAATTTGCCTTTGCTGGCTTAAAGAACAACATTGCCAACATAAAATCATTTGAGGGTGTAGACATTTGCTGGGTGGAGGAAGCGCAAACAACCAGCCGATTAAGCTGGAATGTGTTGATCCCAACCATCCGAAAGCAGGGCAGCGAAATATGGGTTTCGTTTAACCCTGAATTGGAAACTGACGAAACTTACCAACGGTTTGTCGTTAACCCGCCTGAAGATTGCATCCAGATCAAAATTAACTGGTCGGACAACCCTTGGTTTCCTGAAACGCTGCGGCTAGAAAAAGACGCACTGAGAAACCGCGACCTTGAAGCCTATAACCAAGTCTGGGAGGGTTTGTGCCGCCAATCAGTTGATGGCGCTATCTTTGCCAAGGAATTACAGCAGGCTGAACTTGAGGGCAGGCTAACCCGCGTGGCGTATGACGCAACAAAGCCCGTCCACGCAGTCTTTGACCTTGGTTGGTCTGATAGCACATCAATTTGGTTTTTGCAGTTTGTGGGCATGGAAACCCGTCTGATTCGGTACATTGAGGACAGCCAGAAAACCATGACGCATTACTTGGCGACCATGCAGACGTTTGGCTATGTGTACGACACGGTTTGGCTACCCCATGATGCTGAAAACCAGACACTGGCAGCGGCAGGGCGGTCAATCAATGATATTGTGAGGGCGGCAGGCTACAAGACGCAGATTCTGCCTAGAGTGCCGATTCTGGACTCAATTAATGCGGCAAGAACAATATTCCCTAATTGTTGGTTTGACCGTGAACACGCCGCAGATGGCATTAATTGCCTGCGCCACTACCGTTATGAGGTTGACCCAATTACAGGGCAGTTCAGCCGCAACCCATTACATGATCAATATTCGCACGGGGCAGACGCATTCCGCTATATTGCCCTGATGATTCAAGACACACCAAAGCGCAAGCCAAAAGCACAGGTTGCAATGGCTGGCGGTTGGATGGGATAATTCCCAAAAGGGGTAAATATGGCATACCAAGACGCATCAGGCAAAGACACCAGAATCAACAAAGCTATTCAATTTTGGCGGTTGGTCAATGACGCAGACTCCACCAATCGCGCCGAAGCCTTGCAGGATATTAAGTTCGCCGCTGGCGACCAATGGCCTGTCGAGATTCAAAACAGCCGCAACGTTGAAGCCCGACCTTGTTTGACAATCAACAAGATTGATTCCTACATTCGTCAAGTGACCAACCAGCAGCGGATGCAGCGCCCACGCATCAAGGTTCATCCTGTGAATAACTTGGCTGATTACAAGATTGCCCAAGTAATTGAGGGCATGACCCGCCACATTGAGGTCAATTCCAACGCTGACACTGCTTACGATACCGCCTTTGATTACGCTGTGCGGATGGGTTGGGGTTATTGGCGTGTGAATACCCGCTACGTCAGCGAAGATTCATTCGACCAAGAAATTTACATTGACACGATTGACAACCCGTTTACCGTGTACTTTGACCCAAATTCAATCCTGCCTGATGGGTCAGACGCTGAACGCTGCTTGATCACCACGGTGCTGGATAAAAAAGTTTTCAAGGATTACTACCCTGACGCTGATGACGGTGCAAACTTCACACAGCGATCAACTGGCGATGACACTGCAAGCTGGATCACCAAGGAAGATATTCGGATTGCTGAGTTTTTCTATATTGAAAGAGAACGTGCCAAGCTGTATTTGTTGAGTGATGGCACACGCAAATTTGCTGATTCAGATAGATTTTTTGAACGGGTTGAAGCATCAGGCTTGACCGTGGTGGATGAACGTGAATCATTCCGCAAGGCAGTGAAATGGTGCAAGATGACCGCCTTGGAAGTCTTGGAAGAAAAGACATGGGCAGGCAAATACATCCCTGTTGTTCCCTGCTATGGCGCACAAGTTATCGTTGACGACAAACGCAAAAAATACGGTTTGGTTCGATTTGCAAAAGACCCACAGCGGATGTACAACTTCTGGCGCACCAGCATGACCGAATCGGTCGCGCTTGCACCAAAGGCAAAATGGTTGCTGGCAGAGGGTCAGGACGAGGGACACGAAAACGAATGGGCGCTGGCAAACATCAAGTCAAGCCCTGTGTTGCGTTACAAGCAAAAAGACATTGAGGGTGTTCCTGCCCCAGTGCCAACCAGACTGCAACCAGAAGCACCGCCAGCAGGCATTATGGAAGCCGCAGGCGCTATTTCCGCAGATTTGCAGATGGTGCTGGGCATACTTGATCCCAACCAATTGCCAAGCGGCAACATTTCTGGCAAGGCGCTGGCTGGTCAGCAAAATCAGGTGGATTTGAGCAATTTCCACTTCTATGACAACATGACCAGATCAATCCGACACACAGGAAAAATCCTGCTGGACTTGATCCCGCACATATACGACACAGAACGGGTGATGCGGATTATTGGTTCAGATGGACAGCCAGACATGACCAAAATCAACGAAAAGAATGAAGTTGGTGAGGTTTTAAATGATGTGACGGTGGGCGAATATGATGTGGTGATGGACACAGGCCCGGGCTTTCAGACCCGCCGCCAACAAGCCGTTGAAGCCATGATGCCGCTGCTTACAGGAAATGCGGAATTGTTCAACATTGCGGGGGACTTGGTGTTCCGCAACATGGACTTCCCCGGCGCAGACGTGATCGCCGACCGTCTTGCCGCCATGAACCCAATGGCAAACATTGATGAGAAGTCAGACATACCGCCTGAAGTACAGATGAAGCTGGCGCAAGCACAGAAACAAATGCAAGATATGCAACAACAATTGCAAGCCGCCATGCTGGAGATCAACAACCGTGGTCAGGTTGCCCAAATCCGCGAGGAGGGCGCGACCAGACGCAAACTTATGGAAGTCACTGCCAAGGCACATAACACTGAAACAATGGCAGAAGTTAAGGTCAACGACCAAAATACCCGCGCAGTCACCAGCCAAAACAAGACTGAGATTGACGCAATTGTGGAACTACTGTTGCACCACATGGACACAAACAGGCTTGAAATGGAGATTGCCAAGCGCAATGCTGAACAACAGCAATATGCAATTACCGCAGCGCAAGATATTGGCAACGGTTCAAACCCGTTTATGCAGCCCATGCAACAAGAGCAACCAATGCAAGCGCAACAAGCAACGCCGCAACCGCCAGCGCAACAAACATTTGAACAACCCATGCAATAATTGACATATCAATAATTTCGTGGTAAAAACCGCAAAACCTTACCAGTTGGGTCAACTGGGTTAATTCTTAGGGAAACCTATGTCAGAAGTCGCAGAAAGACTTGCCGCCAATGTGGTGACAAGTGAAAATTTAGCTGAATTTAATGCCAAGAGAA